ATCTTTAAAAAATAAACCACCATTTCCAAAATTATCATTTAATGAATTGAATAAATTCATTTTAAATGGTTCTACACTATAATCACCAGATTCATCATAAGTTCTTTCTGCAATCCAGTCACGAATTTTATTATACTGACTCTTTGGTTGTATTACCTTCAATATACCATCATCAAGTCTTAATAATTCAATAAAATCAGTATCATTTTTATCGGTTAATAGTTTTTTAGTTAATTTTAATTCTATACTAAGTCTATCAGCACCTGGTGCTGCAAAATTAGTAAATCCCTTTGCGTTATCAAACAAAGAATTATCCTCTTTTGCATCAACAATTAATTCATTAACCTGTAATCCAACTCTATATTTTGGATTGTTTGAGTAATGATCTAATATAATTGTTTGATCAGAAACATTAACAAAAAATCCTCTTACATAATATACTCCTTCAGAAATAAATGCAGCAGATCCAATGGCAGTTGCATCTTCAGAAACTAGTGATGCAAATGGAGTATTAGCACTAATTGTGGTATTACCGTATACAACACTTTCGGTTGCACTTAATGTTTCTCCATTTACAAAGGTAGTGTATTGTGAATTGTTATCGGCACTTAAATAAGTTACATATAAAGTTATATTTTCTACATCACCACCATCTGGAAGAGAAACAAACTTTACAACTGCTTCTATTCCTGATTCTGATCCAATTATTCTCTTTCCAATAAAATTATCAATGTATACTGATATATCAATATTAAAATTAGTACTATTTAATTTTACCGCATTATATTGTGTATCATATCCGACTCCTCCTGGTATTACAACTGAACCTTCTTTAAATATATGATCACCAAATTTTTCAATTTGATTTTGTGATATTGATTGTTGTTGTGTTAATTCTCTTGCTTGTACTGGAAAACCAGGTTTATAAAGAACCCTATGAAAATTTTTCTGACTATCAAAATCATCATAGTATGGACTTGCATTTAGATTAATTTTTTGTGACATTTTCTTAGAATTCTAGAATGATTTTAACGTCTTCTTTTTGCCTGATGTCTCTTTCAACTTTTTTTCTGTTATCAATGTAGATGACATCACCAGTCTTTTTATTTATTTCTGGATCGGCTAGACCATTTGTGAAGTTAACTCCCAAATTTATCTGTCTATTACCAATTGTGGTTGTAATTCCAGTAAAATCCTCAATACCAGATGAAAAAGAAACTGCTCCACCTTGACCAAATATATCACTAGATGTATCTGTATTTTCAAAAGACAAAACTTTTGATCTTGTACCGACATTTGCAAAATCAGTGTTATCAAAAGAAGTTGGATTTAAATATGAACCTCTATCTTGAATATATTTCAAAACTTTAGTATCTTTATCATATGATGCCACAATACCCTTTGCAGTGCCTCCACTTACAGATTGTGTGATTCCAATACCAATCAAAGCATTAAAATCTGTGGTTGAAGGAATTGCAGTACTTAATTTAATAGAGGATAAAGATGAGAATTGAGAAGCCGTTAATATGCCTGAATTTGTAAAGTCATTTGGATTTTTAATTATTCCCACTTGACCAAAATGAGTATCTATTGGAAAATCCTTTGTTGAATCATCAAAACGTGAATAAACTAAAACTTTATCGGCACCTAACTCAGTGTAAATATCAAATCCATGTCCTTTAGAGGGTGGAATTATCGGTATCAACTTTGCATGAGTTGACGGTGTACCAAGATTTGTTAGGTCTACCATACCAAATGTATACCCAGAACCACCAGATGTAACAATCACATCAGTAATTTTACCACTGGTAATAGTTACAAGTGCCTTTGCACCACTTCCATCACCAAGAATATTACAAATTTCACTCGTGCCTGTATAACCAGTTCCACCATTTTCAATATATACTTTCCTTATCTGATTTTTATTAATATCAGAATCTCCTGCCTCTCTAACTGATTGAATTTGTGAGTCAGTGGTTGTTGACCAATCATTTGGCAAAACAATATACTCGATTGAATCGAATTTTATAACGTCACTTGGTGAAATTGTGAACAGATATTTCCATACATAAGGATCTTGCGTACCAGCTGTAGATGGTTCTAAATCTGTAAAAGTGGGTTCATCTAATGAATCTACACCTTTAGGAGAATCACCAGTACTACCATTACTCAAACAAATATAAACTTTAAATTCAGAAGTTATAACATAATAATTTGTTTTATACAAACTTCCAGTTTGTGAGTTTGGTGCTTTATTTGTTTGCTCATTATAATCATGACGATATATATCATACTTGGTGTTAGCTGCCCAACTATGTTTTTTTACTACTCTTCTTATATTTGAAGAATTTATTTTTTTCCCGAATAGTGAAGTGTCTCTGTAGTGTGTTAGATATTGCTGATTATCAATTGGATCGGATGGCCAAGATGTTGTTCTACCAAAACCAGCTACTGCTGGATTAGGCAATCCTAAAAATACATAGTAAGAATTATTAGAGTCTAAAACAGAATCTACAAAATTACCTGCGTTTGCTATTCTAAATTGATCTGTTACTACCGCTGGCATATTAATAGTTTTTTAGATATTTATACATAATATTTAACATTATTTAAGAAGGTGTCAATAATCCACCAGTTTTATTGAATGTATCGTTACCACCAGTCCTTTTAAGTGTTGGGAATGTTGATAATCCAGCATCAATAGTCAATCCCGTAACTCCGATTGATACAGGTGATGATGATCTTGTAAATCCACTTATTTTTGCTATGGAATAGTTTCCAACTGGTGCTGTCGCAAATCCAACAGCACTCAATCCAGTGGTGGATGTGTTAGATTTTATTAGGCAAGTAACAACTCCAGTATTAGCACTACTTGTAAATGATGCAACGGTATATATATTATCCACAAATGTTGTACCAATACCCACAGTATCAGTATCTGAACCACTATTATTAATAGATATAAGTCCTGATCCGATTGTAGTGTTAAAAATATAAATTGGATCACCAACATTTATTGCATTAAAGTTTGCAGTACTATCCTTTTTCACTGAAAATTCTAATCCCAATTTATTTGATAATGTTGTTGTTCCGATTCCTGTAATCAAACCAGCGCTTTCCAAAATAGTTAATCCTGAAGTTGTTAAGTTTTCAAAGGTATTTGATTGTATTGGACTACTAATCAAAACTTTTGGTGCGATGGTATATCCTAAACCTGGATTTGTAATTTGTATATCATATAAAAAATCACCCCCTAAGACTGCCGTGGCAGTTGCTGTTGTTCCTACACCAACACCAATACTTGGTGGAGCAGAAATAGAAACTGTTGGGGCTGATGCATACCCAGAACCAACGTTAGTTATTGTAATTCCACTGACTGTTCCTGAAGAAACAGTTGCAGTAGCAGATGCATTCACGGAATTGAGATTACTTAAATTGGTAATTGATGCATTTATCAATACTGTTCCTTCATCTTCATAATTAAATAAATCTGCATTATCTGTAAACAACACCGTATCTGTAGTAGAAATATCATCAATTATCTTTGCAATTGGTATTATTCTTGGTTCTAACTCAGATCTTTTTTTCGAAACCACAACTTTGTTAATCGTAAGATCATTTTTTTGTTTAATGAGTGTTAGAGGTCTTGAAATTATATCACTAATACCTTGATTTCGATATACAGTTGTATCTAAAACAGTCGATGTAGTAATTCCCGTTATGGTTCTATTATCTTGTGCTGGTATTTGATTACCAGATTCAATTCTTACTCCATCACCTGTTTTTATATTTGAATCATCTCCATCAACAATTAATGAATCTACTCCAGATGTTCCTCTATAAAATAGAATACTAATATCATCACCATCATTTTTTCCAACTTCAGAATCACCAGTTGGTGCTACACTGAAGTTTATGGAAGTTCCACCATTTATAGTATATGCTTTAGTTGGTTCTTGAATTATACCATTTATAGTAACAAAGAATATATTCTCAATATCTACACTTTCAGATAGTGTATTACTTGCCTCTACACTAATCAACTCATTATTGAAATTAAGTGGGAATCTAGTTCTTGTTCCATTTTGAAGTGATTTGATAGAGTCGATATAATCAAATTCACCAAATTGCCACATTGCAAATCGATCCTTATAAACTTGATCGATACTTAGAGTTGATCTAGTTTGAAGAGATCCCATGCCCTTTGCAGTGACCAAACCAACAGCTTCAACAACATCTCCCTCTTTAAATCCATAACCAGAATTTACAATTTCATATCTTGAAATCTCAAACATTGTTGAACCTATTCCAGTAGTTGAACTTGCACTTACTATCGCATTAACTCTCAAACCAGTTCCTGTATCTGTGGTAGTACCAATACCTAATCTTGAAACACCAGTCACTGATAAATTTGAATATGATGGTTCAGATACAAATACTTCAGGATCTTTATAATTTGATCCTGCTGCTGCAATTGTAAATATTGCTGTTCCACCAACACCTGCAGTCGCAGTTATTTGTGCACCACTTCCAACATTGACACCAACATCCACACTGAATACATCAGGAGTTAATACATCGACCACTGTATTGATACCAGCTACTGGATCAGTTGATCTTGGATATGGATGAACTGTTTTAAAATTATCCCTTGCACATGTAAATCTAATCT